ATCTCAAGGCGCACCCATTCGTCGCGGTCACGGTCGGGGATCATCCGCGCGTAAAGCGGCTGGCCCAGCGTGTTGACCGTCTCGAACGTATCTGCGGGGGCGTGGTAGATCTCGAACAGCCCGTCGACGGCTTCGGGATAGAAGGCCGCCTTGTCGACAGCCACACCAAAGCCTGCGCCGCCCCGATAGCGGCGGAAGGTGATGCCGCCGAAACTGACCTCGTCGGCGATGCGCGACCGCAGATCGGCGGCTGCGGCGGTGTTGAGGTAAGTCTCGCGCACTTCCTTGTGCGCCACCAGATCGGCAAAGAAGGCCGAGCCGCACTCGGCGCGCAGCGAAATCGCCCCGGTGGCAAGGCCGCCCATCGTGTCCTCGACGCTTTCGATCAGCGCCTGACAGCGTTTGCGCAGCGCGCCCGAGGCCGGGGTGGCGTTGTCGAGATCGAAGTCCACCTCCGTGGCCGGGGTGATGCCGAACTCGGTGAAGTAGTTCACCACAGTGGCGCCGTCGCGCGGATCTTTCACCAGCCCCTGGATGCCGTTGAACAGGTGATACTCAAAAGTGGTCTCGGCGTCATTGCGCAACCGGCCCAGCTTGCGGGCAACTTCGGCCTGCACCTGCTGGATTTCCGAGGCCCAGATCACGTCCTGCTTCTTGAACTGGCGGCAGACGAAGGCCCGCACATCGCGGCGTTCCGGGGTCTGCTGGTCATAGGCCGAACCGCGTTCCGAAAACGGGATCAGCGACAGGGTGCCATCGCGGCTCTCGATCACGACGGTGCGCGACCGCACACCGCGCGCGCCGAAGATGCCGGATCCGGACAGGGTGGCAGGCTTGTAGGGGATGTTCTCCAGTGCACGGGTGAGTTCGATGATCGAGAAGGCATCGCCTTCGAAGATGTCCATGGTGGCCATGGGGTGCCTCCTGATTTGGGGTTTATCGGACGAGGATGCCGAGCGTCAGCAGCGCCGCATGGGCGGCGGCGATCTGTGGTGCGGTCGGCGTGCCGGGGATGGTGATCTCATGCTGGTTGACGATGGCGGGGCCGCGGATCAGCACGACGGCGTTGGTATCGCCCCCGCTGGCATCGACACTGTCCCAGAGGATGGCCGCTGCCGTCTGGGTGCCGTTCGATGCGGCGGGATCGTGGGCCGCGTATTTGCCCGAGGCAGTGATCCTGCCCAGAATGGTGCCGGGCTGGAGGTTGCCAGAGGCCACGATGACGGTGCTGCGGCAATAGTCGCGGAGTGCTTCCCAGACGAGGAAGCCGCCCGCGTGGCGGGTTTCGGTAAGCGTGGGCATGGGTTTATCCTTTCAGACGGAAGGTGCTGGCGATCACGTCGCCCCAAGGGCGCGCACCCGAGGGGCGGCCGGGTTGCGGATGGGCTGCAGAGATGTCCGGTTCCGCTTCGGCGCGGGCGGCCAGCAGGGCGGCGCGGACATCGTCGAGGCCGGTGTCGCGCTCAAGGAACCGACCCGCCATCTGCGGCTGACCGGCCAGACGGCAGAGATCGACGACGGCGCGGGCATGGGTCAACGCTGTGGCACGGATGCTGGCGGCATTGGCTGCACCGTTGGCAGCGGCAACGGTGCAATGGGCTTCGGGCGCTGGCGCGGTGTCCGTAGGCAGGACGGTATCGGCGTCGAAAGTCTCGGCAACTCCAAGAGTTTCCGCGTCCGGGTCAGAGCCCGGATCGAGACCCGTCGACGGGGTTTCAACAGCATCAGGGCCAGTGGCGGCCAAGTCACTGGCGGGCGCGGTTTTTGGGTTCGCATCCCCGGCAGCAGGATCTTCGTCAGACGCCTCGCCTGCGATCCCTGCGGTGATTTCGCCATCTTCTGCATCGGCCGCAGCCGCCTCGCGCCCGTCTGCCGCGACCTCGGCGAGCGCGGGCGGTGCATTCCGGAACCGCCCCACATCGAACCGCGCGGCAATCCGCACCGGCTCGGCAATGCGGTCAGCAAAGCCGATATCCAGCGCATCCTTGGCATCAAGCCAGGTTTCTGCCGACATCAACGGGGCGATTTCTTCCTGTGGGCGGCCCGACTTGGCGGCATAGCCCTGCAGCAGGCTGCCCTTCACCTTGTCCAGCGCCTTGGCCATCGCACGCATGTCGACAGCAGTGCCCATCACCATGCCGGCAGGATCGTGGATCATCAGGAAGGCATTTTCTGGCATCACCACCTCATCGCCCGCCATGGCGATGTAGGAGGCCGCCGAGGCCGCGATGCCGTCGATCCAGACCGTGACCGGGCCGGAATGCCGCTTGATTGCGTTGTAGATCGCAACCGCATCAAAGACCGAGCCGCCCGGGCTGTTGATCCGCAAGGCCAGAGGCGTGGCATCGGGCAACGCGCCCAGTTCCGCCAGAAACCCCTTTGCCGAGACGCCGTACGCGCCAATTTCGTCATAGATCACCACTTCGGCGCCGGTGGCTTGGGCGCGGATCGTGTACCAGCTGTTCATGGGCTTACGCTCCTTGTTGTGTGTCGGATCAGGACGCGCCGGTGTCCGGCAGGGTTTGCGGGGTGGCCCGCGCGCCCTGCGTCTCGCCGGGACTGGTGCGATAGTGCAGACCCAGTGCCGCCACGCGGGCCGCGTCGGTCGCGTTTTCACGGTCGATTTCCTCGACGTCGTAGCCCGTCGCCTGGACGACCTTGCGGCGCGACACGATCCCGGCTTCCATCGCCAGCACCTGCGCCTGGATGTCTTTCAGCGGATCGACCCAATCCCAGCGTGGCGGGATCCAGTTCACCGGGCGGTAGCGCGCAGGAGAGCGAGCGAAGTCCGGTATCTCCAATGCGCCCGACAGCACCGCCGTTTCCAGCCAGCGCGCCCAGACCGGACAGCAGAGCTGATGCGCGACAACACCGTGCTGCAACTGCTCAACGCGGCGGCGGAACTCGACCAGTTCGGCGCGCAGGCTGGAATAGTTGGCCTGCCGCACATCGCCGGTGACCAGGTGATAAGGCAGCCCCAGCGAGGCCGAGACCGACAGCAGAGTGCGGTACTGGAACGCCTCATAGCCGCCGCCGACATCGGCGGGACTGGAGAACTTCACATCCTCGCCAGGCAACAGCACCTGCAGGGTGCCGGGTTCAAGGCTGACGGTCGCGCCGCTGTCGTCGGTCGCCTCGATTTCGCCCATCAGCTGTTCTTCGGGCGCTGTCTTGGTGATGAAACCCGCGAACATCGCCGCTGTCTTCTTCCGGTCAAGTTCGGCATCGTCGTACTGGTCGAGCAGAAACAGCCGCACCATGGCGGGTGCCACATGCGGCAGGCCCCGGATCTGGCCCGCATCGATGGGGCGGTAGATGTGCTGCACCTCCCCGGCAGGGACGCGAACCGTCTCGGTCGTGAATATGCCCTGATCGGTGCTGTCGCCGGGATGGCGGCGGCGGAAGTGATAGGCTTGGCGTCGCCCGATGGCATCGAACTCGATCCCGCAGCGGATGCTATTGCCGTTGGCAGCGGTTTCAGTTTTCTCGAAAGGCAGCATTTCCGATTGCAGCAGTTGCAGCTGGATTGGCACCAAAAGACCATCCTCCGCCCGGCGCGGCCGCATCCGGACAAAGCACTCCCCCGCGACGAACATCTCGCGCGCCACCATCGCCTGCAGCCCGTAGAAATCAGTCAGACCGTCAGCATCGGCCTCGTCGGTCCAGGCGAGCCACAATCGCTGGACCTGATCGCGCAGCGCCGGATCCTCGATCAGCGACGAGGGCTTGATCCCGTCGCCCACAAGGTTAGACGCAAAGGCCTCGCAGGCGTTCGCCGCATAGCCGTTGGTCACCACCAGTTCGCGCGAGCGCGCCAGCAGACGTGGCCCGCCCGAGGCGATCAGCGAGTTGATGTTCTCCATCGGCGGTCGCCAGCCGCGCAGCCGGCGCTGCGACATCGCGCCTTCCAGCCGCGCGCGCACTTCTTTTGGGCCGCCGGTTCCCCTGCGGCGAAAGGCATCAAGCCAGCCCATGCGTCACAGCCCCTTGGTGGTGATCACACGCACCTGCCGGATGATCTTGCGCCCCTCGGCCGTGGCAATCTCGCGGTCCAGCACCTCGATGGCCCGGTCGATCTCGGCCAGGCTGCGGTAATCGACCGTCTTGCCGTCGTAGCTGACCCGCGCCACGCCGCTGGAGCGCTGCGCCGCCAGTGCCTCGCGGCGGATTTTGAGTTCGGTGATTGTGGGCATGTTTACCTCATGTAGTTTGAAGCCACTGTTCTGCGCCGTGCGGGGCTGCGCACCGCTCGAATGGATCCGGCGGCGGCCTTTTCTTGACTCCCTTCATTCTTGCCATCCCCTGCCACCTGCGCCTCCAGATCCACCCAACGCGCCTCGGACCAACGGTCGGCACCGACGATCCAGGCGGCCGCGCGAGCGTAGACCCGGCAATCCAGCGCCTCGTTGCGTTCGCGCAGCTTTTGCCATTCGAGCCGGGCAAAGCCGCGCTTGGTGCGGACGGTGACCAGTTCCTCGGCCACCAGCTGCTTCAGCCATTCGCTTTCGACCCAGTCCGGCAAATGCACGGTGCCGGGCGGATGCTGCACACCCGTCGCCAACTCCTCCCGCGTCGGGCGCGGCAGGCCGAGATGGCGGTAGGTCTCCGCCTTGAAGGTGGATACCGCCACCGTCCAGAGCCGCGCGCCCCGGCGCAGCCGCTTGCCAGCGTCCGTTACATCGACATAGGTTGGGCCCGACACCGGGCTGGAACGGTTGAATCCTTCGACGCCCTTGACCGGGGCGACTTGTGCCACCCCCTGCCGCCGCGACCAGGCATAAACGGCTGGAGCTTCATAACCGGTATCGACGGCGAGCTTGGCCAGCCGGAGCTGCGCACCGTTTTCATGGCTCCATGTCCGGTCCAGAAGCTTTGTCAGCTCTGCCCATGCGCCCTGATGGTCCGGGCCGCCGTCGATGACAATGTGATCAACCAACCAACTTGTCCCACCCCGACCCCAGGCCCAGACATCAACCTCGATCCGGTCCTTCTGCACGTCGGCCCCGGCGGTCAGGAACAGCCCGCCCTGCGGAACGATCCCCGGCTTCCACGCATCGCGCCGATCATAAAGCCGGGTCCAGTCCGGTGCTTCGCCAGATTCCACCCATGTCTCGCCAAGGATCGTGTTCTTGAACGCCCGGATAGCCTCGTCCGAGCCCTGTGCCGCCTCCCATGCCCGCACGATCCGCTCCCAGCTCAGCCAGCCGATCGGCGAATAAAGCGCCGAGAGGTGATAACCGACGGTGCCGGGATCGGCGGCGGTGGCGGTTGCCCGCCAAACGCCAGCTTCCAGCAGTGCCGTCTTGTGATGTTCGGCGATGGGCCGCTCGCAGCCCTCGCAATGATATGCTGCCGCCTCAGGCCGCCCTTTTTCCCAGC